TCATAACCCGAAGGTCGTAGGTTCGAATCCTACCCCCGCTACCAGGTTTATCTGAAACGGCGCGATCTCTCCAAAGATCGCGCCGTTTTCTTTTGTGACGCGGACGGATTCGCCGATCAACTCGCGCAGCGCATCGCGTGCGCGCACGGTGTCCGTCACCGTCGTCAGCTCGGCAACCAGCCGACGCCACGTCTCCCGAGCCCGCGGCAGGATCTGCGCCGGCTGGAACGACTTCACGGCCGCCAGTTCTGCGCGGGCCGCTTCCACCTCTCCCTCAGCTCGAACCAGTTCCGCTCGCGTGCTCGGCGTCACGATGCCCGCACGGATCGCCATCATCACGTTCGCGTGCACCTTCTCGGCCTCGGCGAGCCTGCGCTTCGCTCCTTCGGTGTCCGGCGCCGCGCGCTTCAGCTCGGCGGTGACGGCGGCCGTAAACCGCTGGAATGCCGTCTCGGTGAGCAGCTCGCGCTGCACCCCGGCGACCAGCGCGCGCTCGGCCGGCACGCGCGCGACCTTCACCGTGCTCGGGCATGCCGTTGCGCCGCGGTCCTTTGCCACTGAGCAGCCGTAGCGGTAGCGGTCCACGATGACCATGGGGCCGCCGCAGTCGCCGCACCGAAGGATGCCGCTGAGCAGGTAGCGGGTCGGGCGGCCTGGCCGCGCCGGCTTCGTGCTGCCGGCGTAGCTGCCGTTCGTGGACCTTCGCGCGCGCGAATGCGCCGCATCCCACGTCGCCTCGTCGATGATGGACAGCTCCGGATGCTCGGTGACAATCCACTCGGACTGCGGCCGATCCTGTCGCAGGCGCCGGCCGGTATCCGGATGCTTCACGAAGTGGCTGCGGTTCCAGATCTGGCGGCCAACGTAGATGGCGTTCGCGAGGATGCCGATGCCTCGCTTCCTGTCCGGGTACACGGCGCTCACGTACCAGTCGCCGCCGCGCGAGGAAGGCACGCGGTCGCGGTTGAGCGCCGACACGATCTCGCGCGGGCTGGACCCGGCGATGTACTCGGCGAAGATCCTGCGGACGATATCGGCCTGCGCGTCGTCGATCGCGCGCTGGCCCACGGTGGTGATCCGGTAGCCGTAGGGCAGACCGCCCGCGCTCGCGCCCGACAGCGCGCGTCCGGTGAGGCCCCGGTGCACCTTGTCGGCGAGGTCGTCGAGGTACATCTCGGACATCAGGCTGCGCAGTCCCACGTCGGCCTTGTGGGACTTCCGCTCGGTGTCGACGCCATCGCTGACGCCGATCAGGCGGACGCCGGCGAACTTGAGCCGTCGAACGGTCATGGTCAGCTCGGCGCTGTCACGGCCGAACCGGGAAAGGTCGTCGACCAGCAGCACGTTGAAACGGTGCGCTTCGACGAGGAGACGCTGGTAGCCCTCGCGGTCCAGGCGCGACCCGCTGACGGCGGCGTCGGTGTACACGACCGGATCGGGCCATCCCATGCGCGCGCAGAAGGCGCGGCAATTGCGAAGCTGATCCTCGAGGCTGGCTTCCCGCTGTGCGTCGGAGCTGTATCTGGCGTAGGCGGCGGTTCGCATCATCGGACTTTAGGCGGCCTTGGTCAGATCGGGCAATGCATCCCGATTCGATCGCGGGTGCGACGAATGGCTGTCCTGCGCCGCGCGCTCGGTCAGATATTCCCGCACGGCACGGCGCGCGAGTTCGTCGATAAGGGTCAGCATGGCCGGGGCCATGGGCTTCTTCGGCTTAGCCGCCATGCGGCACCTCCTTCTGAAACAGGTCTCCGGAAGCCTTGCGCGCCGCAATCGTCGCGCGCCGCGTCTCGGCGTGGTGGTCTTTGTCGTACGCGAGGTGGCATCGCTGGCACCATGCACGCAGGTTGCTGGGATCGCAGTTCTCGGGCTGGTGGTCGAGATGCGCGATCGTCAACACCACGGTTACGTATCGGCCGGCGGGGTAGTCGTAAAGATGGGTCTGCCCCAATGCCTCTCCAGTGTCAGCGCTGAACACCTCGCCTGTGTCAATCATGTAAGTAGCGCCGCCCGCCTCGCGGCAGATGCGCTCGCCATTTGGCGCATTGCACCGCTCGCAGCAGTTACTGGCGCGCGCGAGGATCGCCGGACGGATCTCAGTCGGCCAGTTCGCGGGATAGCGGGCGCGGTTTTCAGGCCGAATCGGCACGCGGCACCTCCACGTTCTTGCGGCGCTCGCCCGCCTCGCGCACCATGGCGCCATTCATCAGGATGGGGGGTTCACGCATGGAAATAAATTGGGTCTCGGTGGGTTCGGGTCTTGCCGGCGCAGCTCTCACGATCGCCACGACATACGGGGTGGCGGCTTGGAGTAGGTGGCAGCGACGGAAGAGCATTCGTGCCTACATACGTAAGGCCGTCGAAATGTTCTTCCCCGAACTGATTGATCTTTCCCATCATATTCAGCGGGTCGATGCCGAGCATGTAGACGCGACCTTGTCCGCGCTGATCGAGCGTGTCGCCTACGCGGATCGATGCCTGCGTCGAGTTGATTCTCAGCTCGCAGAACTCGGTCCAGATCAGCTCGTTGTCCTCTTGGAGATCGAGAGGCAGATGGACTTCATCCGCGTCCGCGCGCAAGCATTTCAGGCCGATTTCCAGACCCGAATGATCATGACTGCCATTCGCCCTGAGCACTTGGAAGGTGATTTGCATCCGGATGCGCGACACAAGGTGCTTACTGATCTGCTCAACAAGCTCTGACATTACAGGCCAGCCTCCAGGGATGGCGCTGCATCAAGATACCGAAGCTCCCACGTCGGATGGAACGGCATCGTGTGCTTGATGCCGTCGAGCTGGATATTCAGTCTGCCGTCGCTGGCGGAGCGAATCGCTCCCAACTCTTTCTTGCCGCACCCGGTGTATTCCACGCGGCCACCGCGCCTCGCCGGCACGCCGTAACGGTTTCGCACATATTCCATGCTCATGCCTCACCACCCCTGCCCGGAGCGGGCGCGGCGGCGGCCGCGGCGGCGTACAGTTCGACCGCGCCATCCTCGGGGCAATTCATGCCGAGGATGTAAAGCGTCTCGCCCTCGATCAATGCATCGATACCGCCTTCGATCAGCCATGACACGTTGAGCTCGTTGTCTGGTCCGCGGGTGATTTCGGCCACCGCTTCACCGGTTACCACCTCCCCAGCCTGCTCGACCGTGGGGACGGGCAAAATCGACTCGCCGCGCTGGTGCAGGAACATCGCGAAATTCGCCACGTCAACCGGGTCACCCCTCTCAACGTGGTTACGGAGCAAGTCGGATAGGTGCTGCTGGCTGCAATCGGCCTTATCGTTCCATCCGCTGCGATCCTTCGCGCGCGCGGCGGCAAGCTTCTCTCGCATCGCTACGGAGAAGGCGACCGCTGCCCTGTCGTCGTGCATCCGCGCTTCCTCGGCATCAGACGGAATGCACGGTCCTTTATGGTTCATCCCCTGGCCGCAAACCCAGCCGTGATACTCGACTGTAGGCATGTCACATTGACCCGGAACCTTGCAATGCTCATACGAAACCGTCGTAACCACCGGCGTCTCCTTTTCACCCGTGGGGCGGGGATGGGCGAGGGCGGCCGTCAGCGCCGCGCGCATAGCTTCGAATACAGGCGGAGTAACCGGTACGCCGGAGTTGTAGTAAGCCCGGCACGCAATCTCGGTCATCGCCTCGTCCACCGCCTGTACAGGCGGCGCAGGCTCGGGCGTAGGCTGGACGGGCTGCTGCGCGACAGGCGCAACCTCGACGACCTGGAAACGATCGTCGAAGTCCGAGTAAGCCTCTGCCATCCGCGCAGCCTCTGCGGCATCGACGAAGGACCGGTCTTCCATCAAACGCCCATGCTGGTTTATGAGCACATAGATCGGACTTGGCGCTTCGCGCTCGTTCCTCATTGCGTTCATGCCTTCGATTCCTCGATAGCGCCGGCGAGCAGGTGCTCAAACTCGGGCTTGATGGTTACGGTGACGGGGCCCATGCGTCCGGGGCCATCGATGGTCCCGTGCAACTGGCGCTTCTCGGCGAGCGACATGCCGCGCCACTTGGAAATGAGGTAGTTCCCGAACAAGAGGCCACGGGGCGCAGGGCCCTGCATTTGGCCAACCGAGATACCGCGCGCACGGCACCAGTCCACCGCCTTGTGCTCGGCCTCGAAGTCTTGCGCGCCCTCAAATGTGATCTTCATGGGGTGCCTCGCTGGCGCTCGCCTTCGCCTTGGCGATGGCAGCGGTGATTTGTGTGGTGAGTCGTTCGGCAGCTTCAACCGACATCACCTGGTGGTAGCCACCGACGAAGACGTGGACCTTGCCGTCGATCGCGCACGCTTCGGGGCGGTCGGTGGTCGGCTTCATCAGCGGCGCTTCCGCTGGTCGGCCAAGTCGGTCATCGCCTTCCGTTCCTTGGCGATGTGCCCTGCCTGCTGGTCGCCTGAGATCGGACGGATGTAGAACGCGCGCGGGCCGTCTTCGGTGTCGTAGATCGCCACGAGCTGCCAGCTGTCAGCCGACCGATCAGGCGGCGTCCAACCGGTGCAATCGCAGGCATCGGACATGGCCTCCAACTCTTCGTCCGGCACGTCGCCGTCCATGTCGCACCAGTCCCAAGCGAATCCAGCCTCGGCCAGTTTCAGGGTATCCATGTATTCCTCACCCAGCAGCGGATGCCCCCAGCGATCGTCGAGATCGGGATGGTGGACGAAGCCTTCGCTGTTACGGGCCGGCATGAAACGAGGATCGAAGATGGGGCGGACGGGGGTATCCATGGTTAGAGGCCCTCCGTGGTGCCGCTCGCGAGCGGGTGATCGAACGGCACGCGGAAGCCAGCTGCGCCGCGGTGCCCACCGCCGCCGTACTGCTGCGCGACGAGAGCGACGTCCAGGCCGCCTTCGCGACTGCGCAGGCTGAAGGTCCGCCCGCACGCCGTGTCCCAGTAGCACGCGGAAAACGGCTCGCCCTCAGCCATGAGCCCGCCTGCATCGCTGGTAAGCGTGTAAGGCAGGTTCGCCACCGGGACATCGTGGCCGCCGATGACCATGCGATAGCGGAAGGCGGCCACAAGCTCCGCGACGTCCTTCTGGTGCTTGCGCTCGATCGCGATGCCGTCGTGGTACAGGGTTTCGAGGGCCTGATCGGACGCCATCAACCTGTCCCAGGTGGCGAAGTCGTAGGCGTAGCTGAAGAGCGCAGCCTGCACCTCGTGTGTCCCGTCGATTTCGAACCGCCAAAGGTCGCGGTCTTCCACGTGCTGCAGCAGGCGCGGCGGCTCGTCGTACGGGAAGAAGTAGTCCCAGGCGATCCGTGCACCGCTGCGCTCCATGTCGAACACGACGATGAGGTTGCCGATCGACAGCCCGTCGAGCGCCTCCTTGGCCGTCTTGTGATGGTCGAGCACGATGATCTGCTGGGCGACCGCAGCCATTGCCTCGAGGACATCACGCGGGTAGCTGAAGTCGACGATGTAGACGGTCTTACCGGCGACGTCGGGCGGTGCCGCACCGTACTTGCCAGCATGGAACTCGACGTCGTTGCCGAGCGCCTTGCGCACGGCCCACGCGGCGGTGAAGCCATCGGCGCAGTTGCCGTGGTAGATGCAGAGAACGGATGAGTGCGCGTTGTTCATGACCATTAGCCCGCGCGCCTCTCAAAGCCGACGACTTTCGCTTCCGGCGCCGCGATAGGCTCGACGGCTGACGGCAGTTTGCCGATGTCGTCGGCAAGCCGTAGAGCGTCGATCTCCGTTTTCACTGCACTGATATACGTGCCAGCCACGAGAGCCGTCGCCTTCGCACGCTCCACGACTTCGACGGAAACTTCCGGATCGCCGAGTTGCTCGAGCATCGCAACCAGGTGGTCTCGAACATCTGACATCTTATTTTTCATGAGCGTTCCCTCCGGTTGATCTTTCGTTGCAAAGCGCCCTTTAGCTGGATCAGCTGGGCGACTTCCTTGGGATAGTTCGTGTGGTAGCTATTTCGGAGCATGAGTTGCCGTCGACTCACCAGTTCCAGGGCGTCCAGCGTTATGGATGCCGACTCCGTAGTTCGTCGACCGGGGCGGAACGTGACGGCATGACTGGGAGGTACTGGGCCGTTCGCTTCCGACCACACGAGTCGATGGACGGCAATCCATCGCCTTGCAGGTGTAAGTGTTGGGTCATCGGTCACCTTTCGTTCGAGGTAGCCGTCCTTACTGATGCGCTCGCTGCCGATGGGCAGGTAGTTGTGCTGTGCGGCTCCCGTCATAGCGCCCTTTTTGAACTGCGTTTCAGCCATGCGACCAGGTGCATAGCCGGGACGTCGGAGGCCCTTGTTGGGCGGCGTTGTGCCCTTCTTGAACTGCGTCGACCGCATGCGCGGATCCTGTTTGCCGCGCTGAACGCGGCCACTTCGGTCGCTGGTGTAAAAGGCTTCCGTCTTCGACAAACCGAGTTTTGCTGCGCGCTGGTAGGTCGCGCTTGCGGGGCGGCCCAGGCTGGCTGCCACTTCCCGCGTGTTTTCGTGTGGATAGCGGGCGCGAAGAATCGCGTCGTCTGCCGCTGTCCAAGGGACGCGTTTCACCAGTCCGCGGCTCTTTGTCATGGGGAAGAGACCTCTGCCGCCTGCAGCGAGCGGCGTGCATACGCCAGCCGCGCTTCGGCCAAGTCTTCAAGAATTTCGGGCCGGCCGAGGCCGGGTGCTTTGCGGTACCGCTGGAACACCTGGTCCGGTGCGTGGACCGTGACGGCCTTCGCGGCAGCGCTGCCGTCGGTCGCCATGAAGACGCAGCCGTCGTCGTTGACCCATGCCACGTGGATATCGCGCACCGTTGAGTGCGTGATGCGGCGATGCATGGCGATCGCGAGGACGTCGAGGTTGGCGGCGATGTGGCCGGTCGGACGCGGGTGCATAGGGCCTCCTGCCGCCGGTATCTGCCGGCGGCGTGGGTTGGGTTAGAGCTTGAATTCGCCGATGGACAACGTGACCTTGTCGCCGAGGCCTTCGGTCAGGACGGTTTCGAAGTCCTGCGCGATCTTCTCGGCCTGGCTTTCGGCCTGCTGGATACGCAAGGTGAGCGCGAGATCCTTGTCGCTGGTGATGGCACCCAAGCGCAGTTCGAACACGCGCTTGGGCAGACCGGCGTACGGCTCCGTCTCGAAGAGAAAGCCCTCGGGGAGCACGTGCTGACTCTGGGCGTCAACACGCGCCATGGCGCTGGTGGACGAGCCCATATCGCGCTCGACCTTGTTCACTTCACCAGCCGTGGTGACGGTGATATCGCGCACGGCCGCGATCACCTTCGCGATGGTGGCACCCGTCGGCTTACCGTCAGAGACGGGCGTCAGGAACTCGCGCCAGTCCTCGATCCACTCGGCCAGTGCGCGCTGCTTGTGCGGGCGGCCGACGAAGTTGAGCAGGGCGGCGTACGCGGCGGTCTTCTTCAGCGTGAGCGATGCCAGGTGATCACCGTGGCCCGGGTTGGCGGCCGTGCCCAGGTTGAAGTAGACGACGGCCATCATCGCGGACGGCTCGATGAAGCCGACGGACTTTTCTTCCGTCGTGTCGAGGACCGTGGCGATGAACGACGACAGGCTGGTGGTGGTGTAGTGGCCGCGGTAGCGCGCGCGGCCAGCGCCGAACTTCTCCAGCGAGACGATGGTCTCGCCGCTTTCGCCGTGCAGGATGACGGTCGGGGTGGCGGTATCCAGATGGCGATTGCCGTCAGCGCGGAGCGTGAGCTCGCTGAGGGCTTCGATGGCGGAGCGATCCATAGTGGTTCCTTTCGGGGCGGGTGAGGGTTACTGGTTCTCGTCGGCGCTAACGCCACGCGGCTCGTCGGCGAAGAGACGCGGCTGCGTTTCGGGGAACAAAGACATGCGCCCGCCCTTGCCGACATGGACCGGGGTGCTGGTCGTCGCCTCTTCGACGACGCGGCCCTTCGCGGTGGGCTGCGTGTACTTGATCTGGTGGACGACGTTGATCTGGCTGCTGGAGCCGATCTGCTTCAGCTTCATCTTGATGATGACTTCGCCATCGCGGCCCTCAGTTGTGACACCGAGGGCGACGGCGTTGAGCGCGGCGTCGAGACGCTGCACGAAAACACCCGCGTCGAGGTCTTCGAAGAGCTGGATAGCGTTGTTGTTCTCGCTCATGGTGCGTCGCTCCGCACGGCCAGCATGGCGGTGCTATAGGGGTGGGCGCGGCGGTGCCGCAGGTGAAGGTCCAAGTCGGTCGCGTCGAGGTTGGTGAGGTACAGCACGCCTTCGTCTTCGAAGTCCTTGCCATCCCAGTCGTCCACCACGCGGTCGAGTCGGTATGTCTCGCGGAGCTGCTCCGCGTTCGTCGTCTTGCCGCACTGCTGCGGTCCGTAAATCACGATGCTTTTGTTAGCCACGGTGTCTCCTGGTGCTTCGGGACAAGAAAGCCGCCTTCCTTTGGTTGCTGCAGCGGGTATCGCCAAGCAGCTTACGTGTGCCCCGTGCTTCTCCACGGGGCGGGGAGTTGATCAGCCGCGGTACGCAGCGGGCGGGACGTGGCGCGAGGGTCCGCCGGTACCGGATGCCTCAATGGAGACGCCCTCACCGATCTCTACGAGCTGGTGCTCGTCCAGGTAAACGCCATCGGGCAAGCGACCGTCCTTCGCGGGCGGCTGGATGCAGTACTGAATGCAGCCGTTGAGGTATTCGACGCGTGCGACTGCAACACCTTCGAAACCGCTGACGGTGTCGCGCAGCGTCTTTCCGAGGGAAAACTTGCTCATGGGCGGTAACTCCAAAGATCAATGAGTCGCGATGCTAGGCATCGAGACAAGGGCGGCGATGGCGAGCCAGACGCCGAGGACGAGAGCAGTGGCCTTAGCGCCCGACATCGGCGCGGTAAGCCACCAGCGAATGGCGTAGCTCATGCCGGCGACACCAGGTCGGCGGCGATGGCGAACACGGCCAGACCGATAAACAGGCCGACGTACCAGCCATGGCGTTCGAACAGCGGTTGGAGAGTGGGAAGCGATGGTGCTGGCGACATGGCGAGCTCCGGCAAGGAAGAGGTCTGGTCAGCGGCCCGCCCCTCGGCGGTGAAGGGGGCACCGCAGAACACGGCAGGGGTTCCGTGTAGGACGGGCCGCTGACAAGAGCCGCGTTACATCGACGCGGCGGCGAACGTGGGCTCCTGGTGAAGCGAGAACATGAGGCGGCCGTCAAATACGGTTACCTCGTACCGGGGCGGGCGCTCGCACTCCGGCACGCGGCCGAACGACGCGTCCCAAACCAAGTACGAGACGCGGTTGGTGCTGAGATCGACGTCAGCGCGGACGATCGCCATGCGCTCAACGATGGGCGCGTACCGCGCTGGGTTGACCAGCATGTCGGCGAGGTCGAACTGGACGATGCCCAAGCGGCGGAGCGACGGTGCGGCGGCGATATTCATGGCAACCCCATGAAGCGGTCGAGGGCGGTGACAACGAAGAGGGCGGTGACGATGCGAATGCCGTTCATGCGGCGACGTCCTCGCTGACGACTTCGGTCTGGCTGAGCAGCTCGTGCGCGTGCGCACGGAAGTGGTGCGCTGCTTCGATCATTGCGTTACCGATCTCAATCGCCTCGGTTGGAGTCATTTCGAGACGCATCGGGCCGAAGCTGAGTGTGACGGCGAGGCGGTCGCTATCGATTTGCGCCCTGGTGTTGGGCGGGACGCATGACGTAAACACGCTTCCACGCGCCTCGCACGCCGTGATCGCGGTCTCGCTGACGGAGAGATAGCGAAAGTCCATCAGGAAGCCCTCTGCTTGCGAGCACGCCGCGTCGTGGTGCGGGCCGGCAACGCCAGCTGAGCGTAGTCGCTGCCCCACTGAGCTTCTGCCTGGTCGAGCGTTGCGTGGCGGGCGGTGACGGCGCCGCAAGCGCATTCAAGGCGGTGACGCTGCGAATCACGCTGCGTGCGTGCCTCGGCGAGCGTGATGACCGGCTCGCGGCTGCTACGGCCCGTGGACTGGACGTGGCGCGGCTCTTTGCTGCAACGGCAGCGCCGGAACCGACCTGGCATGTGTTTCATTTCGCGTTCGAGCATGGCACCGAACTCCCCTGCCGACATGGCATTCTTGGATGGCGTTTTGCGAAGGCCGACCGGCTGCTCACAAAACGTGAATCCATGGTCAGAAAATCTGACCAACATAGCAACAGAAATTCTGACCATCTGTCAATTCCGTTTATCTAACGTTCATAAAATGAACGCCAGGAGGCTCGAAATGCGTCAAGTCGCGATGGGGGTGATTGGGGTGGTGCTGCTAGGTGGAGCGGTCGCAGCAAAGGCGGATGCTCCCGTCTGCTGCGCTTCGGATGACCATGGGATTCGGAGTCATGCAGTAGCCACCGACCTGGGCAAGGTCAGCCCCGGCACCGAGAACTACAGCAGGGTCCCAGGCTGGCAGGCCTTCGTCTTCAGCCGGAATGGGGTTCGCTACGTGGAGCTGGCCGACGCGTCCGGCTTACCGAGGGCTGCGTTCACGGTTGTAGACGGGTCCGTTCTGGCGCTGCCTGTGGGCGGGGATATAGTGCAGCAGGTCGCCTTCGCACCGACATTTGCAAGCTTGGTCTTCGACGATGCGTCGGTGGCGGTTGGGGTCGTCACGAATGCTGACGGAAGCGTGTCTTGGCAGGTGTTCGTCAAGTAGTTACGCGCGCGGCAAGGGCTCGGCTCCTCGAGTCCTTGCCGTTTCTGCTCAGTCGTGGTCGGACCGCTCAAGCACGCATGTAAGGCTATAGCCGGTATCGGCCCCGCGGTGGCGGGAGATCTCCGACTCAGTGTCGACCATGATGATGCGGAGTCGGTGCGGGCGGTTGTGAAACGAACCGTCGAACGCGCAGGCACGAGTGCGAAGTCTGGCGAGCCTCGCCGTGTCGACAGCCGTCCTTTCGGTGACTACTGGATTGCGCGCAACAAGGGCCATGCTCAGGTGATTGCGCCCGAGCCTAACCGAGCAGCGCACCGAGATATCGATATGCGAAGGGTCGGAAGTGAGCAGATAGTCAACGGCGTCGCCGAGCATGCGATAAGCGGACAATAGAGTGCCGAGCGAAATCCCATGAGCGCTTCCGATGAGATCGAGACGGCACTTCGAGGTACCGAAGCGTTCAAGAAAGCCGTCAGAATGCAGCGCGGCGTACAGCCCGTCACGCTCAACGGTTAGGGGGTATATGCCGTCTATGACCGTGTGCCGGAACTGAGTGGATTCGAGATGGGTAGCCCCGATCAAGTCCATCGCGGCCTCCGAATGGCCGCTCTTGCGCAAGATGGCGACGACCGGGGCGATGCTCCCGCGCGAGTTCGCCTGCATCGCTTCGGCGCGCAGTGCCTTCTCCCGTAGTGCGGCTTCGATCGAGTTGAAGCGCGCCCTATGCTCTCCCCGAGCCTCGCGCTTCGAGACCCCTTCTGCGACTTGCTCTGAGGGAACCGCCGGCGCGGACCCTCTCGCGCCGAGGACGAATAGGGCGAGGGACAGAAACGTGAAAACCTCCTGCATCGTCAGTGCGGCGGCGTCGCTCATTCCCTTATCTTGGTGCGGTATCGTCCAGAGGAGAGCCAAGTCGCCACCGATCGCGCCCACGCACGCGCCTCGCCATCCGTGCCGAAGTGAGAGGGCAACAGCTGGAACAAACAGGAGCAGCCGCGCGCCATCAAGGCTCGCCGCTTGCGTCAAATGCGCCGTTGCAACCGCACCGGCAAGGCCACCGGTTACGGTGATGGCGCACAGGGCCTCAGCTCGGAATATCTTGGCCCGCTCCCTCGCGAGCCAGCCATTGGACGTGAGAGCGACCAAAAAGCCACCAACCAAAATCCCCTGTATGTCACCCATCGAGTACACGATGAGATCTCCAAGCCTGATGCCGTCACTGCCGGGGGTGAGCAACGCGGACGAGATTTTGCTCGCCAAGCTTGCGCCTTCGGCGGAAAGCACGACGCCGACGGCAAGGGCCGCCGCGTCCAGCGGACGTTGAATTCGAGGCAGCTTGGTCCGGGCGCGGAGTTGATAAATGACAGCGGCTACCGGAGGCCACGCGGGGAGAAGCATCCCCAAGTACCAAGCCCACCCGTGACGGTCGATTACTGGGTAACGAGCTATGGCGAGTCCTGCCATGTCGCCCAGGTACAGAGCAGGCCAGAGCCTGATGGGAGTTGCTAGAGCCGCGGCGAAGCGCAGTCCGGCGGGCAGATACCACTGGTCGTTCGAGGCCTCGCGGAGCGCCGCAAAAGCGACCGCGTATGCTGCAGCAATGGCGATATTTGCGATTACGCTCGGCTTTCCCGCTGTTAGCGCCCTGATTGCGCCCCAAGCATCCACTGCACGGCTAGTCATGAATTGGTCTTGACGATGATTCCCCGGCCGGACCGTAGCACCACCCGTTAGATGGCGTCTATGACTCGTCCAAAGATCTCAAGCTTCTTGAAATCGGGACCCGTCAGATCGTGGCGCCTCTCGGTCTCCTTGTCGCCGGTCAGCCGGTACTCGTTATGTCCGAGGATGAAAATGCGGCGGATATCCGCAGAGCCAAAGGCGTGTATAGCGTAGACCTGGCCGTTCACGATTTTGTCGAGGCTATTGGCGCGCGGGTCCACGAATGTCGTCGCCCCCTCGGCGAACCTAGGGCTCATCGCGTCGGACGGATTGATCACCCACCTCAATGTGTCCAGGTCGGCCCCGGGCATCCTTCGGCGTAGGACGTCCTCTGGGAAGATCGCGGCAGGCGGACCCGGTACTTTGTTAAAGCCGCGTAGCACCGCGATCGATAGGTGGCCGGGCAAGCGACGGTTTCCGTCCTCCTGTGCGATGTCCGGTCCGTCCTTCCTCGTCAGCAGGGCGAACGCATCAACGCCAAACAGCTCCCCGATGTCCTCGACCAAGTCGAAGGGCGGGTAGTTGTCGCCGGATTCGTAATTGCCCACACGCCCCCGTCCCTTGAGGTTCAGGCGCTCCGCAAACTCTTTTTGAGAGAGCCCGAAGGAGTTCCGGAGATGCGCGAGACGCGCCCCGACAGTTTTCTTGTCCATAAGACGGGATGGTAGTTCACGTTTTTCTAACTCAAGACGGTCAGAAAAACTGTTGCACTCCGGCTCACGTTCTGTGAAAGTGTCGCCATGACGGACAGAATTCCTGACCATAGAACCCTTAATAAGGCCGCTGTCGCGGAAGCGATAGAGGTCTGCGGGGGTGTTTCGAACCTCGCCGACCTGCTCGGAATTGAGGTGACGCGCCTCTGTAACTGGCGTGCTCGTGGTGCCCCCGATGGGTGGGTGGTGCGGATTTCGCGAGCCACTGGAGGGAAGGTGCCCTGTCACCGATTTGACCCGGTTGCCTTTCCGGAGGTGTTGGGCGCCCTCCTGGCGCAGGGTGCTGGTGCCTGACATGACTCTCTCAACCCTCATCGCGACGGCACCGCTGCGCAACGCCAAGGCGATCCGTGTAGTCGAGCAGGGCTCGGCCATCGACATCTCGGCCCAGGGCGCGGCACCACGCGACGAAACCTTCTGCGTGGATTTCCACTTTCGTCACTTCGATGCCCGCCGCTTTGTCGAGTTCGATCACCAGTTCCGTGCAGCGTATATACGCCTGGTATGTGGCGGGGTATCGCACCGGGAACAGTTCCCGAAACCGGGCGAACTCGCTCTCGGCGAACCAGGTGACGAAGCACATTTTTGCGGGAGGCGCTGAGATGCTTTCCTTGCGATATGTGCCGCCGAAGTTATCGACCCTCGTCGTTTCGCTGCTCGTTTCCATTGCTATTGGCTTCCAGCTTGGCGTTGCGGCTCAGCATTGGCTCGATGTAAATCAAGATCACCTGCTGGGCCGCGAGAATGAGGAACAGGACTACAAGCCAGTCGGGCACTCCGGATCCGAATTTGATGTTCGTGATCTTCGGCGCGGCAGTCGGTGCGGCCTTGTAGAGCTTTCCGAGTTGCGCGGGGCTCAATTCGGAATCCTTGGAGACGGTGTCGATCGCATCTCGAACAGTTACGTAGGTTTGTTGCGTGTATTTCTCCGCCGTGTCGGAATCTCGCAAATATTGCTGCATGACACCGTGGTTGAACCCTTGGTCATAGAGCAGCATTCCGACCCATGCGAGGAAGAGAGCAGTCAACACCTTGTTGGCAACGCGCCGATAACCGGCGGGATCGTTCCACCAGAGAAATCCCAGCCCGCTGAAGGCAAGCACGGCTACGCCGGTTACCAACGTCATCACGACATCCATCTCTTGCATCCGGCTCGCGGCGCCATTGCCGCGATTGAAGTCTACCGCGCGGCCTATTTTGGCTGTCGTTCCTTGGCTCTGGCTCATCCCCGCAATCTCACCGTCGTCTCTATGGCGCAATTCTGTCCCTCTACGAGAACCTTCGCATGAAGCCCAGTCCTCAGCCGTCCCGTTCCGCCGCCCTCATGGAGCTGACGGCGCGCGCCGTGCGCGACACCCGCGACGGCGTCGTGGGCTTCGCGGACCGGGTCGCCGATCACTATCTGGACAACACGGCCGAGGAGCATCGCCGTGTCCCGTTGAAGCCGCTGCTCGGTGACATCAATCAGATCAGCGCCGCGCAGAAGGCCAATCGCCAGACGGTCGATCGCTACATCAAGGGCGAAGTGAAGACCTTCCCGTGCGACCTCGAAGAGTCCTGGGTGGCGGCATTGCAGCCGCCGTTCCGCGACGAGGCGCTGAGCCTGTTGTCCGGTCGCCACGGCCTGCTGGCCGCCAAGGCACGCAGCCCTCGCGAAGCGCTGGAAAGCCTGTCAGATGCCACGCATGCATTCAGCGACTTCCTCGGGCGCATGGCGCCCATCGTGGCTGATGGCGTGATCGACGAGCGCGACCAGCCTTATCTCAAGCCTGCGCTCACGGAGCTCGCGGATCTGCAGGCAGCGATGGCAAGCCTCCAGGCGCAGCTCACAGCAGCGCTCCCGGATAAGAACGGCGGGAGGAAGTGACCATGGACAGCATCGATCGCGCTCAAACCCGCCAGCTGGAAGACATGGAGTTCGCGCTCGCGGCACGAGGGAAAGTAGCCGTTCGCGGCCCCGCCACGTGCGAATCGGCGGACTGCGATGAACAGATCAGCGAGGTGCGCCGTGATCTCGGCGCACGCCGCTGCCTTCACCACCAGCATTTGCTCGAGCAGGGGGCAAAGCCATGGCATATACCCGTCGAACGAAGCGGCAGAAACCGATAACCGTGGCCGAACGCGCTCTCATGGAGCGGGCGAAAGCGGAACTGGCACGTCATCAGGCACACGGCACCTCCGCCGAAGCCATGGCCGCGCACGACGCTTTTCTCAAAACGAAACCTGGCTGCCCTCAAGGGCGGCTTGATCTGAAGGTATGACCGTGAAATCCCTCCCTTGGAAAAGCCCGGTACCGGCCGGCGTAGGCCGCACCGTGAAGGTGCTCCGACCTGGCTACAGCCTCGAGGAAATTGCGGCAGCTATCCTCGATCGCGCGAGCGTGGGGTTCGGCGTGCGCGTGTATCGATGGCCGTGTGGCACGGTCGCCATCGCGCCGCGCGACGGCGAAGCCGACGGCAAGCTCGATGCGCGGTGCCAGGAGCGTTTGTTCGGTACGTATGCCCAGGGCACGACGTTTCGCGATGTGAAGCGCGACCTGTGCTGCGAGGGGGTGGCGGCGTGATCAACGTTGCTGCCCTGCTGGACACCGTCGACCTGGTCGAGGTGATCGAGCGCAATGGCGTGGAGCTGCGCAAGTCCGGCCACGAGTGGGTTGGCCTATGCCCATTCCACGGGGAAAACTCGCCGTCCTTCTATGTCATTCCGGATAAGGGCTTCGCCCACTGCTTCGGCTGTGGCTGGAACGGGAACGTCATCAGCTTCCTGATGCTCAAGTGCCAGTACACGTTCGTCGAGGCCTGCCACAAGCTTGGCGGGCACGATATGGGGGCGGAGGCAAAGCGGGCGACGCACACGGCGCCGCGGCGACTCGACCGGCCCGTCGGCGAGGTATGGGTGCCGATCTATCCGGTGCCGCGCGACGCGCCGGCGTGGGTGGTTGGCGTAGAGGGACGCGTCTGGAACATCAAGAAGGGCAAGTGGTGGAATCGTCTCCGCCCTGATCGCGTGGACGCCTATCGCTCCCCGGAGGGTTCGCTCATGGGCTACGTGCTGCGGACCACGATCAAGGGCGACAAGATCACGCCGACGGTCACCTGGTGCATTGGTCCGCGTGGCGAGGCGCAGTGGTGTCTCCAACCGTTTCCCGAAGCCCGGCCGCTCTGCGGCCTCGATGAATTGGCGGCACGGCCGCATGCGCCTGTCCTCGTTGTCGAGGGCGAGAAGTGCAAATACATCGGCGGCGAGATCCTCACGCCGTATGTCGTCATCACTTGGCCTGGCGGCAGCCATGGGATTCGCCACGTCGATTGGTCGCCGCTGGCTGGCCGCGACGTCGTGTTATGGCGCGACGCCGATAACCCCGGTGTACAGGCCATGCTTGGCTACGTCGATCGCAGCGGCGCGCTCCATGAAGGCGTCGCGCAGCACGCGTTTCGCGCGGGGTGCGAGAGCCTGCGCATGGTGGACCCCACCGGGCAGCCTGAGGGCTGGGACATCGCCGACGCCGTGAAGGACGGCTGGACCGCAAAGCAGATCGCGGCGTGGGCAAAGTCCCGCGTCGTACCCATCGAGATCGAACAGACGGAGCACGTAGCTGTATGAACGATGCTTCGAAGGTAGTTGTTCCGCTCGGCGATCGCCGTCGCTCGGGACGCGGTGGCGGTGGGGGTGGGCGTGGTGGTGCAGGCGGCGCGGGTGGGGACAGGGCAGGCGGCGAATGGCGGCAACGGCTGCTGCGTAATCGCGAGGGTGCATGCACGGCGACCTTGCACAACCTGATGCTGATTCTTGAGCACGACGACGAACTCGCCGGCCTGTTTGCCCTGGACGAATTCGCCAATCAGGTGACCATCACCCGTGATCCGCCGTGGCGCGGCGGGAAGAAGGGCGAGTGGCTGGAAACCGGGGCAACGCAGCTGGCCGCGTGGGTGGGCCAGCCAGAGACCTACCAGTTGAGCGCGAAGTCCAGCCTCGTCATGGAAGCGGTGGAAGCCACGGCCAACATCAATCGTCATCACCCCGTTCGCGAGTACCTCGAGGAACTCAAGTGGGACGGTGTGGAGCGGATACCCACGCTGTTCCCGACGTTTTTCGGTACCGACGACACGCCCTACACGCGCGGTGTCGGCCTGATCTTCATGATCAGCGCGGTGGCGCGCATCCTTCAGCCTGGTTGCAAGGTGGACACCATGCTCGTGCTCGAAGGCAGGCAGGGCGCAGGCAAAACGCGTGTCACGCAAATGCTGTTCGGGGGCGATCGCTGGTATATGGACGCCCAGAGAAGCCCTACCGAGAAGGACTTCTATCAGGATCTCCAAGGCAAGTGGGGCGTCGAAATCGGCGAGCTGGTCTCCTTTACGAAGTCCGAGGCCAACAAGGTGAAGCAAACCCTGTCGGCCACATCGGATACCTACCGGCCCAGCTATGGCCGCTACTCACGCACGTTCCCACGCCAGTGCGTGTTTATCGGCACGACCAATGAAGACCAGCCGCTTCGCGACGCGACCGGTGCCAGGCGCTTCCTGCCCGTGCGCGTGGGCGTCGTAGCTGTCGAAGAAATACGGGCACGCCGCGATCAATTGTGGGCCGAGGCGGTAGCCCGGTTCCGGCGTGGCGAATCCTGGTGGGAGTTGCCCGAGGGTGCCGCCGAGCAACAGGAGGATCGCTATGCGGCAGATGCGTGGGAGGAACCTGTGGCGCGCTGGCTATGTGGCGGCCCACGTGATCATTACGCCTGGCGCATCAAGACCGAGAAGGGTGAAGATCCCATGGAGCGCGGCAGGGTACTCGAGGTGAGTACCGCTGATATCCTGCTATACGCGCTGCATGTCGATGTGGGGCGGCAGGACCGCCAGATGCAGATGCGCGTCGCCGCGGTCATGACGCGCTTCGGTTGGCCCAAGTTCCGCACGCGCGTGGGCGGACAACGCATGCACCTGTGGTATCGGCCCGACGAAGAGACCGACGACACGGGAGGTGCGCCATGAATGGCCCAACCGGCCCAACCGGCCCAACCTATGCCCAACCTATGGCCCAACCTCCTACGCGTTGGGAGCCAACGGCTGTCCCAACCGTCCCAACCTTTCTCGCGTGCGTACACATGAGAGACACCGACACCAGCAACCTATGTATGCGTAAACAGGTTAGGCAGGTTAGGCCGGTTGGGACAGAGATTGCGGCACAACGGTTTGAGCGGCCCAACCTACGTCGCGGGTGGTTGGGCCGGTTGGGCCAGACTCGTCGCTGGTGGGGCAACCTTAACAATTCTCACGATACCTTAACAATTCATTCAGGTTCGAGCGGGTCCTCCCCCACATCAGGCCATTGCGGGTTCCCGGCGCGCAGTTTGTCTCTAGATTCAGCGGTTTGGCTTTGGTTCGGTCGGGTTCGGCTTACCCGGTTTCGGTTCGGAGAGGCGGCATGAACGACCAGCACCTCATGACGAAGGCGGAATTTGCCCGGCATCTTGGCGTCAGCGACTCCTACGTCAGCAAGCTTGACCGCCAACATCGTCTGGTGAAAGACAGCGCCGGGCTGGTCATGGTCGCGCAGTCGAAGATGGTGATCGATGCCACGCGCGATCCTGGTCGGGGTGGCGATCGCACGGCGGCGAAGAACCAGGCTGCGCCGCCCGCTGACGCTCCGCGCGTCGACGAGGGCGCTGCCGCGTTATCAGGCGCTGTCGCGGCGCCGATGAGTTACAACGAGGCGGCGCGAAGGGAGAAGGTCGCCAAGGCGCGCACGGCCGAATTGGAGCAGGCTGAGACGGCGGGCGAACTGATCCGCAGGGATGCCGTGGAGCGCGCGATCTTTGGGCTTGCGCGGAGTGCGATGGAAGCGTTGCGCAACGTTGCTCCTCGCATAGCGGGCCAACTGGCGACGACCACCGACGCGCGCGAGTGCGAGCGGATCGTCGACAGCGAATTGCAGGCGGTCATCAAGAAGCTCGCGAAGGCGCCGCTGGATGACGACGGCGCCGTTGCGGAGGCCGCGTGAGTCTGGACTGGCATGGCGACATCGAGCTGGCCTCCGGCGCCGAGGTGGTGCTGGAGGCGTGGCAGTCAGGGTGGACCGCGCCCGACTCGTTGACGCTGACGCAGTGGTCGGACACCTACCGGCAGCTGCCCACGGAGTCGGCGGCCGAGGCAGGCGACTGGCGGACCTCACGTACGCCGTTCCTCCGGGCGATCATGGAGGATCTGTCGGTTGACTCGCCGGTAACCGAGGTCACGCTGCTGAAGTCGACGCAGGTCGGCGGTACCGAGGTCGGGATCAACCTGATCGGGTATGTCGCCGACCACGTGCCCGGCCCGATGATGTACGTGCTTCCCACGGTCGATGTCGCGCGGCGCTTCAGCGAGCAGCGCCTGAAGCCGATGATCGAGCTTATGCCCTGCCTGCAACGGCGGTTTGGCCCATCGCGATCTCGGGACAGCGGCAACACCGCGCTCACCAAGAAATTTCCCGGTGGTCTTCTGGTGCTGAGCGGCGCGAACAGCGCGAGTTCGCTGGCCTCGATGCCAGTGCGCTACCTGGTGCTGGACGAGCTCGACAAATACCCGCGCGACCTCGACAAGCAGGGTAGCGCTCAGGTTCAGGCCGAGCGCCGCACGTCGTCCTACACGCGCCGCAAGAAGATATTCAAGGTCAGCTCGCCCAGCGTGAAAGACTCTAGCGCGATCGACGATGAGTACGAGCGTGGCAGTCAGGCCGAGTACCGCGTGCCGTGCCCGTACTGCGGTACCCGTCATGCCCTCGATATCGACAACCTGACGGATGATGGCCTCTTCGTCTGCCCTGCCTGCGGCGACCTCTACGGCGAAGAGCACAAGACGGCGATGTTGGTCGAGGCGGTATCCGAGGAAGAGCCGGGCGCATGGTGGGTTCACCGGTACCCCGAACGGCTCGCAAAGAGCTACGCCATCTGGGCAGGGTATTCGCCGGTGGGTCTCGGATACACCTGGAAGGAGATCGCCGCCATGCGCACCGAGGCGCAGGGCGACATCGAGAAGGAAGTGGTGTTCACGAACACCATTCTCGGGCGCAGCTACGAAGGCGTCGCTCAGAAAGTCGAAGCCAAAGACGTGAAGGACCGCGCCGGCAAGTGGCAACGTCGCACCATTCCGGCGGGCTGCATGCTGATCACCGTCGGCATCGATGTGCAGGCCAACCGCTTCGCCATTGGCGTCTGGGGTTGGGGGCGCAACGAGCAGTGTTGGGCGATCGATTATGTCGAGCTTCCGGGCGATCCCACGCGCAATGAGGACTGGGCGGTAGTCGATGAGTTTCTGGACAAGGCCACGTTCGTCAACGCGTTCGGAACCCCACTCCGCCCTGCGGCGGTGTGCATCGACAGCGGCAACTGGACGAATGACGTTTACCGCTGGGTGCGTCCACGCCAAGCCCGGAACATCATGGCGATCAAGGGTATGAACACGCCGGATGCGCCCGCCATGGCGCGGCCGAAGAAAGAGGATGCCAACCGCAAGGGCGGCGCCGATCGTCGCGGTATCGCGCGATGGAACGTCGGCCAGCACACCATCAAGACGACCCTCATGCAGCGGTTGATCAACGATGGCGAACTGGCAGATGAAGAAAGGCGGCGGTTCCATTTTCCGGCCGACCACGATCCCGAGTTCTACCAGATGCTCACCGCCGAGCGCCTCGACCTGGTCGCAAAGCGGTGGGTGCTGGCAAAGGGCAAGCGCAACGAAGTGCTTGATACGCTCGTCTACGCCTATGCTGCGGCGCTCAGCCCCAAGGTGCGGCTGCACGTCATGCGCGACGCTGACTGGTCGGTGCTCGAGGCAAAGCTGGAGCCCGGCACGCCGGATCTGTGGTCGGTGCCGCCTGCCATCGAGCCCATGGCATCGCCCGCGCCCGCACCGACGCCGACGGTGCAGAAAGATGCTGCAGAGCGATCGGAGGGTGCTGAGGCTCCTGACGCTCCTGCGCCGGCTGTGATGCGTCGCGCGCAGACGCCTGCGGCGCCGCGGCGTGGCGGAAGCCAATTCGCGAGGCGAACATGAATACGGTAACCGAGCAGGCGAGTTTCGAACCGGCGAAGACGCTCGTGGACGAGATGGCTCTGGCGCTGATGCAAGCCCGGGGTATGACCATCGAAGAAGCCATCGCCAATGTGCGGCCGATTGTGGCTTACCTGCAGCAGCAGTACGGAGGCGATGAAATGTACATCCCGCGCCCAGGGCGCACGTACCCGATCGCTGACATCGTAGACGCGACGCGCCGCCGCGAGGGGGTAAAGCGGATCTGCTCCCGCTTCGGCATAAGCCGCCGCACTTACTTCTGGCTGATGGCTCAGCAGCGCTGACGGTAGCGGGGTGCAAGGTTTCCGGGAAACTTTGCACTGCCGTTTGCCGACGATGGGGGCATGTCACACGCCTCCGAGATGCTTGATCGATACGTCGAAGCCGAACTGTCCATTCTCAATGGGCAGAGCATCGACTTCGGTGGTCGGCGACTCACTCTCGCCGACCTTGGAACGGTCCAAAAGGGGCGTGCGCAGTGGGAGCGTCGCGTTGCCGCAGAGCGCGGCGGCCGACGCGGGGCCGTGGCCACCTTCTCGGGCAGCTGTGGCGGTGACGGCCGTGAGCGCAAGTGGGGCCGCAACTGATGGCCCGTCGCTCGATGTCCGCCTTCGATCGTGTGATTCTTGCCGTGGCTCCCGGCTGGGCGGCGGCGCGTGCCCAGTCCCGGTACCGCGCGAAGGCATATGGGTCGGCGTATGAGGCGGTCGAACCTGGCCGTATGCGCAAGCGCGCACGCGATCGTGGTAACGGCAACGCCGTGGTCGCCGGTAGCCAGATGGCGCTGCGCGACATGGCTCGCCACCTCGACCGCAACCACGATATCAGCCGCGGCATCCTGGACATCCTTGTCCGGAACGTCGTCGGACCTGACGGTATTGGCGTCGAGCCGCAGCCGCGGGATGCCGCTGGAAATATCAACAACGACCTCGCCGTGCAGCTCAGCGAGCTGTGGGAAAAATGGAGCGCGCTTCCCGAGGTCACAGGGGAACTCAACCGCGCGCGAAGCGAGCATCTCTTGGCGCGTAGCTGGTTCCGCGACGGCGACAGCTTCTGGCAGTACGTCGAGGGAAACGTTCCGACGTTGACCCACGGCACGGCGGTGCCGTTCTCGCTTGAACTGCTCGAGTCGGACATGTGCCCGGTCGATTACAACGACCCGACGAAGAACGTGCTGCAGGGTGTCCAGTGCAACGCCTGGGGCCGCCCGACACGATACGGCATGTACAAGTCGCATCCAGGCGAGCCGTACGCACCGATGCCTGAACTCAAGTGGGTGGATACCGCGCAGATCGGTCACATCAAGCTGATCGATCGCATTGGCCAACGCCGCGGTGTGAGCATGTTCGCCAGCGTGCTCGGCCGGTTGGACGACCTGAAAGACTACGAAGAGAGCGAGCGCATCGCCGCCCGGATCGCTGCGTCCATGGCTGCGTTCATCAAGAAAGGTGATCCAGCGTCGTTCCCAGACTCGCCGGCAGACGCAAATGCTCCGAAGCGCGAGCTGTATTTCGAAGCCGGGATGATTTTCGACGACCTCGCCCCCGGCGAGGACATCGGCATGATCGACAGCAAACGCCCTAACCCCAACGCCGCCGCCTGGCGTGACGGGCAGTTGCGCGCCGTCTCCGCCGGCGCGGGCGTCAGTGCGAGTTCGGCGAGCAAAAACTACAACGGTACCTACAGCGCGCAGCGACAAGAGCTCGTCGAGCAGTGGGGCGCGTACTCGGTGCTGAGCAAGGCCTTCATCGACCAGCACACCGCCGAGGTTTACGGCCGCTGGTGCGACATGGTGCTGCTGGCCGGCTTGGTGCGCCTGCCCAAGGGTATGACGCGCGAGGGCTTCAAGCACGCGGTCTACGTGCCGCCGTCCATGCCCTGGATCGACCCGCTCAAAGAAGTGAACGCTTACGCCGAGGCTGAAGACCGCTGCTACGTGTCGGGTCCCGAGATCCTTCGTAGGCAGGGACGCAACCCATCTGACGTGCTGCGTGCCCAGGCCAAGTGGCAGCAGGACAAGCGCGATGCCGGCCTGCTCACGGCCGCCGCCCCAGTACCCCCGGAGAATGATGATGAACCTTCCGCGTAAACGTCTGTTCGTTGCGCTCGCGATGGCCGATGGCGTTGCACCCGCGCCGACGCCTATTCGTCCCGTGATGGTGCTTCGCCCCGTCGCCGCCGCTGCCAACGAGTATGAGCTGCTTATCTACGGGGATATCGGCGAGAGCTGGTGGGGCGAGTCAGTGACCGCGCTCAGCATCGTGCAGCAGCTGCAAGCGCTGGATGCGGGCGTCACGCAGCTCAATGTGCGAATCAACAGCTACGGCGGAAGCGTCAGCGACGGCCTGGCGATCTACAACGCCCTTCGCCGTCACTCCGCACGCAAGGTCGGCACGGTCGACGGCGTGGCGATGTCCAGTGCCAGCCTGATCGCCATGGCCTGCGACGAGTTGCAGATGCCCTCCGAGTCGGTGCTGATGATCCACGCCCCTTGGGGCCTGGCGCAGGGCAACGCGCAGGATATGCGCGAAATGGCCGACGTCCTCGATATCTACGCCGATGCGATGTCGAGTGCCTATGCCCGTAAGAGCGGCAAGCCGAAAGACGAGATGATGGCGCTGCTCTCGGACGGCAAGGATCATTTCTACACCGGCGACCAGGCATTGGCCGCAGGCTTCATCGACGCGGTGGTGGCTGACCCGCTTGAGGATGACGAAGGGGACGCTGCACAGGCGCAAGGTGAGATGCGTGCTCAGGGCGTGAGCCGCTTCACTGCCGGTGCATCCGCGCAGATCCAGCGTCAGGCTATGGCCGCCGCCCGTCGTCAGCCCAAGGCGATGCCCGCCGCCGCGAAACCGCGCGTACGCGCCGCGGCAGGCGCCGACCTCACCAATTTCAACCTCGCCCTCGGCAGCGCCGAAGGGCAGCAAGCCCTCGTGGGCGCCCTTACGACGGCCTTGACGGCCGATACCGGAGACACTGACATGAATCGACGCCGCCTGTTGTTTGCCGCCCTCCGCGCCCCGCTGGGCGCGGATGGTTCCGAGGGTGGCGGCGGCACGACGCCGCCTGCCGCTGCCCCCGCCGATCCCACCAACGCTGTAATGGCTGCACTTCGTCAGCGCAATGACGGCGTGCGCGCGGCTTTCGAGCCGCACTTGGCCCGCCCCGGCGTGCAGGCGATGCTGACCGACGTCCTCGCCGATCCCTCGCTGACGATCGACCAGGCCCGCGCGAAGCTGCTCGACCATATCGGTGCGTCTGCAGCGCCGGTCCGCGTCGAGCTCGTTGCCGACGAGTCGGACAAGTTCCGCGCGGCGGGCGAGAACGCCATCCTGGCCCGTGCCGGCATGGCGAAGGCCGACGGCCAGAACCCGATGCGCGGCATGAACCTTCGCGAGATGGCGCGTGCATCCCTGCAGCGCGCGGGTCGCAACAGCGATGGCATGGACGTGCGCGAGGTCGTCGGGGCGGCTTTCACCAGCACGTCGGACTTCCCGGCGCTGCTCACCAGTACCGCGCGGACGGCGCTGCTGCGCGGCTATGACGAGTCGCCCGAAGTGTTCGAGCAGTTCACCCGCACGGGCACGCTGACCGATTTCAAGCCGGCAGAGCGGACGGGCCTGGGCTTCTTCTCGTCGCTCGAAAAGGTGCCCGAGGGTGGCGAGTACAAGCAAGGCACCTTCGGCAGCGCCGGCAATTCCATCGTCCTGGCGACGTACGGCAAAATGTTTTCGATCACGCGGCAGGCCATCATCAACGACGAACTGGGCGCCTTCACCGAAGTGCCGAAGAAGATGGGTCGTGCAGCCCGCCGCACCATCGGTGATCTCGTCTTTGCCGTGCTGACGAAGAATCCGCGTATGGCGGACAACAAGCAGCTCTTCAGCGCAGACCACCGCAACCTGGTTACCCCGGGTGCGCCGATCACGACCGACGCGGTGGCAGCGCTTCGCGTGGCGATGGGCACGCAGACGGTGGACGACAAGCCGGTGGCCTTGCCGCTCAAGTACCTGATCGTGCCGCTCGCGCTGGAAGGCCTGGCGAACCTCGTTCGCTCCGCTCAGTACCGCATCGGTGGCAGCGACAACTCCACCACGCCTAACGTGGAGCAAAACCGCTTCGAGGTGATCGCCGACGCTCGCCTGGACGCGTTCAGTCCCAAGGCGTGGTTCGGCGCCGCCGATCCCAATCTGTACGACACGATCGAGGTCGCCTACCTGGACGGCGTCCAGCAGCCGTTCCTCGATCAGAAGGACGGCTGGAACGTCGACGGTACCCAGTTCAAGGTCCGCATCGACGCCGGCGTGGCGCCGCTCGACTTCCGCGGCCTGGCGAAGAACGCGGGCGGCTGAGGCTCACGCCGAGTCGCCCCGCTTTCCCTACATCACAGCTTCGGAGAAGAGACATGACCACCAAGTACGTTCAGCCCGGCGAAATGATCGACTACACGCCGGCCGCCGACGTCGCCAGCAACGACGTGATCGCATTCGGCGTCCTGCTCGGCGTCGCCGTCAGCGACATCGCTGCCAATGACACCGGTGCGCTGGCCGTCGAAGGCGTGTTCGACCTGCCCAAGAAGACCGGCGGTGCCATTGCTGCCGGTGTGCCGGTGACCTGGAGTGTCGCCGATAAGGCGCTGATCTTCGGCGCGGGCGCTGCCAACGACCTTGCCGGCGGCGCCGTGGCGATTCAGGCCGCTGCCGCTGGCGACGCCGTTGTCCGGGTCAAGTTGACCCCGGGCGCTGGCAAGGTCGTCACGGCGTAAGGCGCGGCCATGCCTCTTCCGCCCCGTCGCTCCGCCCGTCAGCTGTTCGACGACGCCGCCAGGCAGCTGCTGGGTGGCGTCGGGGAGCCCGCGCGCTACGTCGCCATCGACGGTACCGAGATCCCGGTCCTCGCCGCACTCGACAAAAATGCGGTCGGCGTCGGCCAGGACTTTGGTGTGACGGTGGTGGGCAGGCCGGCCATCGACCTGCTCACCGCTGAAGTGCCATCGCCAGAGCAGGGCGATCGAGTGATTTTCCCTGACAGCGAGTGGATCGTCGACGTGAAGGACACGGATGACGGACACATCGTGCGCGTGTGGGTGTCCGAGCCATGATCGGTCTATTCGAGTACATCAATTTTGTGGCAGAGAGGCTGCGTCGGATCCACATCGCCGCTGGCTTCACGACCGATGCCGGGGCCAACGTCGTGACGGAGCGGCTTTCCGGCAATGGCGACGACAAGAAGCTGGTTGTCGGCGTGTTTCTCACTGACCTCGCGCGCGTGGCGAAGACCGCCGCACGGCGTGACTGGCAATTTGATCTCCGCGTCGAGGCGCGCGTGCCCACAAAGCTCGCTTCGGCGGAACGTACCTGCGTCGACCTGCTGGAGGACCTGGTGGCGGCGATTCCGACCGCGGTGCGCGAGCAGGTCGGCAATCTGCAAACGCTCGAGGTCACCGACGCGCTGATCGACCGACAGACCGACGACCTTCCTTACAACGTGGTGGGTGTGACTCTGCGGGGCACCTGCTTCGAGTACACCGCCTCGCCCGCCTAACCCCATTCGGAGAAGCCCATGTCCGGCCTTATTTGCGCAGGCGATGTACAGATCGCCATCCTCAACGACGACGGTAGCTTCAAGGGCTTCATGCCCGTCAAGAATACCGTGCAGCTGCAGATCGCCAACGGCGACAACAACGAAAAAACCCGCGTGTCGAAGCAGATCGCGAGCTTCGGCCAGGCGCTCGACACCGTATACACGCCGGGCGCATCGGTGCTGACGATCGGCCTCGACGAGCACGACGCCGACATTGCCGGTATGTCGTTCCGTGGCGAAGTCACGCAGATCACCCGCGCAGCGCAGAACGGCGTCAAGGCGACCGTCGCGCTGCCGGCATCGGGCTTGTGGCTGCCCGTCGCTGACGGTGCCTACAACCTCACTGCCGTCTCGGTCAAAGCGCTGGACGACCAGGGCGAGGAGGGTGCGGCGCTGGAACTGAACAAGGATTACAAGCTCGACGCCGAGAGCGGCATGATCATGAAGATCGAAGGTGGTGCCGCGGGGGGAGAGGTGGAAGTCACCTACAGCGCTCCGGCCCAGTCCGGTGTGCGTGTGACGCCGGGAACAAAGCCGACGCTTCGTATTCGCGTGTACGGGAAGATGAAAAACCTTGCCACCGGCAAGTTCATCTACATCAACATTCCCGAGGCAGCGGTGTATCCCAGCACCGAGGTGGACTTCCTCGCCGATAGCTTCTCCGTCGCCACGTTCGGGGGCCCGATCAAGTCCGTCAACGGCGCGGCTCCTTTCACGGCCGATTACCTGTAAGACCTGCCGCCGGACCTCGATCCGGCGGCACCCTTCTCCGTCACGCTGCCGAGACCACGCATGGCCGCTCGAACACGATCCCAGGCAGCGAAACTCACGGTGAACGGCAAGGCGCCCACGGGCGCCAATGCGCTCGGGCGTCGAGTCGCCGAACGCTTAGCCCGTTACTCCACTGCGGCTGGCAGAACGAAGGCCAGCCTTGCGCGTCGAGTGCAGCCCACAGGAAAACGTGAGATCCGCTCGGTCTACAACCTCAAGGCGTCCGCGCTCAATACGTCGATGAAGCTGGACTCAGGCAGATCGGCCGATGGCGCCATTGTGTTGCGCGCGAGTACGCGCCGACTGCCGCTCATCGTGTTCAGCGGTGCCTGGTCAGGTCGCACGTCACCAGGCGCTACGGCGTCGATATTGCTCGGTCAGCGAAAGACGTACACGAGCGCGTTCATCGCTTCGGCGCACGGCCAGCGCGCGGTCTTCGTTCGCGAGCGCTCAGCCAGCGGCCGCCGCCCGAGCCGCGCGCCGCTGCGCAAACTTTACGGCCCGAGCGTGTTCGACATGCTCGCGGTGTCACCCAACACAGACAGCCCCGCCAACCGGGTTCGCGATCGCGTCATCTCCCAGTTGGAGTCGTTTTACGTGACCGAGCTTGCTCGCCAGATTCGCCTGGACCTTACCCGTGGCTAACGCAACCTTCGAAGAGGTCATTCGTCTCGCTTTCGAAACCGGGAATCCGGAGGCGATTAAGCAGGCGGCGCAGCTGATGACGACCCTCGGTGACGTCTCCGAGGAGACGCGCGCTGAGGCCGCTGCGGTGCTCGACGCCGTATCGTCGAAGGAAAAGGCGGCCCAGGCGGCCGAGACCTATCGCACGGTCGGCCGGTCGATCATCGAGTACCAGCGGCAGATTGGCGAAGCGACAGCGCAGGTTAAGGCCCTTGCAGCCGAGGTGGACGCCGCAGAGGCGCCAACGAAAAAACAGACGCGTGCGCTGGAGCGTTCGCGTGCGGAACTGAAGGACCTGGTGGCCGAGCAGCAGGGCCAGCTGACAAAACTGCGCGACGTGAAGGCGACACTCGATGCGGCCTCCGTGAGCACACGCAGTGCTGCGACCACTCAGCGCGACCTGGCCGCCGCTACGGAGCGGACGACCGTGCAGTTGCGCGAGCTGGTGACGCGGTTGCAGGCGTCCCGGACCGCGCAGGCAACATCAGACCGCGAGATTGCTGCTGAGGCTGCGCGCCGGGTTCGCGAGCAGGCGGAGTACGAGGCCGGTCTAAAGCGGGTGGCTTCGGCGCAGCAGGAGGCAGCCAACGAAGCCAAGGCGGCGTCAGCGGAAACCAACGGAGGGTTGGAGCGCACCGTGGGCGTGGTGGAGCGCCTTAAAGGTGTCCTGGCAGGGCTCGCGGCGTTCTTTACGTTCGACGCGCTGATCCGGGGTGTCAAGGACATCCTTTCCACGGGCGATGAGTTCGGCAAGTTTGAGAAGCAGCTGGCCAGCCTCTACGGGACGCAGGAAAAGGGTCAGCGAGCATTCGAATGGGTGAAGACCTTTACGAAACAGACGCCGTTGCAGTTGCAGGACGTCATGAAGGCTTTCATCACCCTCAAGAATTTCGGCGTAGATCCCACCACCGGGGCACTGCGCGCGGTTGTTGACCAGAACGCCAAGCTTGGCGGTGAGAGTGAGCGCCTGGAGCGCATCACGCTGGCTTTGGGTCAGGCGTTCGCCAAGGGCAAGCTGCAGGGCGAGGAGCTCATGCAACTCGTTGAGGCCGGAGTGCCGGTGTATCAGATCCTCGGCGAGGTGACTGGAAAGACGGCCGGTGAAATTCAGAAGCTTGGTTCCGCCGGCAAGCTGGGCGTCGACGTGTTGCAAAAGTTCGTCGCGCAGATGGGCAAGGATGCCTTGGGTGCGGCTGCCGCCCAGGTCGCCTCTGCCGGCGGTCAGTTCACCGTGGCGAAGGACAATATCCAGCAGTTCGAAGACCAGATCGCGAAGAGCGGTGTTCTGGACTTTTTCCGTGACCAGCTGAAGGCGCTCAACGACCAAGTAAGGCAGATGGCGTCCGACGGGCGCCTGGCGACGTACGCCCAGGGTATCTCGGATGCGATCGTTCGCGTGGCGACTGCCGTCAAGACCGGCACGATGTTCCTATTCGACCATGCCGCGGCTATCGCTACGGTCGCGAAGGCATATACCGCGTTCAAGATAGGCGCCATCGTTGCGGAACTCGGCCTCGGTGCGGCCAAGTTCGCCGAGCTGGCAGCAGGGGCTGTTCGCTCGCAGGGTGCCATTCAAGGGGTCGCTTCGAAGGCGACACTGGTGACGAAGCTTCTTCGGAGCCTCCCGCCTACCATCCAGGTGGCAATCGCCGTGGCCGGGTTCGAGCTTCTCGTCCAGGCCGGCGACTACATCGGCGAGCTGGCAGGCAAGCACAGCGCTGCGGCGAAGAATCTGGAAGCCGTGCAGAAGCGGGTTCGCGACGAGATGGAACGGCAGGTCGATTCGTACCGCGCCGTGCAGCAGCAATACATCCAGTACGCCGATACACAGGTACTGACCTCGAAACAGGTCGCGGCCCTCAGTGACGAGGAGCGCGCGTCGTATGAGGTAAGGCTGAAGGGCTCCCAGGAGTACCTGCGCGCGAAAATGGCCGAACAAGTCCGTCTTCAGGCGATCGGCCGCGACGTGTCGGAGGAGCTGGGACAGACAAAGGCGTCATACCAAGCGAGTCGCGATGGCCTGGAAGCTCTCGCCCAAGGAGCCCAAATCGCTGCGGACGCACTGAAGGATCACCTCAGTGTGGGTGCCGAAGAACTCCGCGCTTCACTGACCGGCATCGGCTCCGACGCAACCACAGCGGGAACTCGGATTCAGGAGTTGTTCGCTGGCTTCCAGCAGGCCAGTACGACGCAGGTGGGTGATCTCGCCTTGGCGCTGGCGAATGCCGCCGACCAGTCACAGCGTGCGGACCTCGCCGTCCGCCTCGGGCTGAAGTCGACACTGAACGAGCTGAGCTCCACCGATCTGCTGCGCTTCCAGTCCGCCGCCACGGCGGCGTTCAATGCCTACCAGGTCAGCGCCACCGACGCGGCAGCGGTAACGCAGAGCGTCCTCGAGGTAGCGCTGGGGCGGCTTGGTGTGGCCGCCGAGCGCTGGGGCCTGGCGAGCACGGATGCTTCCCGGCAGAACGTCGCTGCCTTCGCCACGGTCGCGGAGAATGCCGCCGCGAGTGCATCGACGATCGAGGCGGCATTCTCCAAGGCCCTTGCCAACGCGACGACCGTGGACGAGGCCAAGAGCATCGGTGATGCGCTCTTCGCCGCAGGCGATCAAGGGCGCGTCGGCTTCCAGGCCACGGAACGCGCCGCCGCCGCCGTGCAAAACCGGCTTCGGCAGCTTCAGACCGCTATTAACCCGCTTAACGATTCCTTTGCCGCCCTCGGCATTCAGTCGAAGGCCGCGCTCGACGATGCGGCCGCCAGCGCCCGCGCAGCCTTCTCTGCCATCGTCCAGGTCTCTCGACAGGGAGAAGCCAGCGTCGACGACGTCAGGGCGGCGTTCGTGGCGATGTCGCGCGCACAATTGGACGCGGTGGCTAACTCCGATCCGTGGGAGCAAACGACGGTCCGCGCAGCGTTGAATACACAAGCAGCCGTGCTGAACGTGACGGACGGTCTGAACCAAATGGGTGACGCCGGGTTGGATGCCGGTGACCGCGTGGCTCGCGGAGCAGGACACGCGCGCGGCGCGTTGGACGATACCGCTGCCGCGTCTCACCGAGCAGCCGATGCCACAGATCGTGTCGCTGAGTCGAGTGACGACGCGGCGGATAGTGAGGTTCACTACTCCAAAGCCGCCGACGAATCGGCCGAAGCGACAAAGAAACACGCGAAGGAAACGGAAGCACTCTCTTACTCGCTTGGTGGGCTATCCGATCAGCTCATCAAGGATCTTGCGGCGCTTAACCGGTTCGCGGCGACGCCAGAAGTGTGGCGAAACCAGTGGAACAGCGTTATGGCGCAGGCGACCGACCAGCTGAACGACTTCAAGGAACGTATGGGGCTGCTGGAGAAGGCCAACGCGCAGTTCGACGACATGTCGATGCGCGTCGAGCGGCTTCGCGGTCAGTACAAATATTTAACCGACGATCAGCTTCGCGCTGAAGCCCAGGCGGAAAAGACGCTGGAAGATAACCAGCGGGCGGCCAAGGAAGCGGCTGAGAGGAAAGAGCAGGAGGCGCTGACGGCCGCTCAGGACCGCGAACAGGCGGTCGCCGATGCCAACGCGGCCCGTGAACAGCAACGGTCCACGGAAGCCAAGTCCTCGCCCCGAATCAGCGGTGACGGCGTCACGCCCGACCGCCTCGCGATCGACCTTAACCTGACTAACGCGCAATCCGGCGGTGAACCGGTGGCGATGAGCGCGATGGATCTCCAGCGTGTCGCCAACTTGCTGGCCCCATTGGTGGTCAGGAAGTTGGGTATCAGCCGCGCCAAGGCCAACAGGTAATCCATGGACAAGATCACACTCGGTGCGCTTTCCCTTCCACCGGATCTTCTCTGGTCCGATGAACACAAATGGCTTCCGGTCGGTGCCTCCACCAAGGTCAGCCTTACGGGCGCGAAAATTGTTCAGATCGGACTTTTGCAAGCCAGCCGACCGATCACGCTCGAGGGCGGTACCGACTTCGCCTGGATCGACTATGCGACGGTCGAGGCCCTTCGATCGATGGCGACCGAAGCGGCCACGTACCGCAATCTGACGTTGCCTGACGGGCGCGCCTTCACCGTCCGCTTCCGGGTGGAGGACTCGGCCGTCGAGGCTGAGCCGGTCGAGCACCGCGTTACGCCCGATGCGTCGGTACGCGACTCCCTTCAATACATCCCCACCATCCGACTCGAAACGGTGACTGCATGACGATCCAGGTGTCCGACATCAAGCTGCGCGCCTCTGAGCGCCTAACCGACACCGACGACGGGGGTGGTCGCATGACCGGCCAGGTCATCGAGAGCGGCATCCTCAATAACCTGTTCCCGGATATCAGCCGCCTGGACCGTGCGTACGGCCGCCTCTCACTCCGCAAGGCCTACATGGCTGTGACCAGCGCGGACACGGATACCTATCTGGGTTCGCATGTCATCGTCACCGACCCGCCCGATGACCCGCGGATTGCCGTCACCATGTTCACGACCGGAAGCGTGACGGACGTCCGCTCCGACGCGCAGGATCGTATTGAGTCCTACGTCACCGTCGGGCCGCTGTCGCCATATTTCCTGTTCGGCAACCAGCCTAAGGGTGCGAAGGCGATCACATTGCTGGGGCGCGTCGAAACGCCACTCCCCGACGTCGGCGACGTGCTTGTTCTTTCTGTCGAGTCCGGCGCGCTCGTAACTGCTCAGCAGTACGTACGCATCGCAGACGTGAGCCAGGCGACCCGTACATTCACCGACGAATCAGGTGATTATTCCCGAAAGGTGGTTACGCTGACTCTAACTGGTGCGCTACGTCAGACGTACCTCGGCGCCGAGGCCACGCGCCTTTCCAACATTGTGCCACCGACGCGAGTTCGCCTGACCACGGTAGCCGACGCCAGCACGTATTTCGGCGTGAGCCGGCTTGCATCGGCGGCGGTACAGAATGCGCTGGAAATCGTTGTCGACAGCATAACCGCCCAGCTGGTACCGGCGACAACCCGTGAGACAGCGGTGGCGAGCGCATCGCCCGGATTGGCGCTCAGCTACATCGCGGCCGGCGTATCGCAAGCGCTCAACAGCGGCGGTGCACCGCGCTACCAGTGGCGCAGTGTGCTGCCTGGCAGCGTATCCGCTTCGGTATCCGCAGGTTCCGCTACCGACGTGGGCGGAAGCCTGGTCGTCGGCGGAACGGCGGTTGGCACCGTTGATTACGAAGCTGGCCGGTTCGACGGTACGACCCTGTTTGGTGGTACCTACGTGCCGGCGGCGGCCGTGAGCGGGGCCGCCCATACCGTCGCGGTGAGCGTCACACTCGCCAACCAAGGAACGGTGTATGTCCTCACACTTCCCACGCGGCCCGCAGTCGGTACGCTGTCGGTTTCCTTCCGGTATCTGGGAAAGTGGTACACGTTGCGTGACACGGCGGGCAACGGCTCGATGGTCGGCTCGTCGGACGCGGAGGGCGGCGGCACCGTGAATTATGCATCTGGTGACGTGACGCTGACTCTGGGCGCCGTTCCGGATGTCGGCAGTCGCATCGTGTTCTCGTGGGGCGACCCGACCAGCTACCAGCAGCACGCCGGGGATCTGACGGTCGAGAACCCGACGGTCACGTTTCAACTGAATGGTTTTCCGATTAAGGCTGGAAGCCTGGCGCTGTCGTGGATGAGCAGTGGGACGCTTCGGCATGCAAGCGCTTCGGCGGACGGCACCATCACCGGTGATGCTTCCGGCGTGGTCGTATACCTCAATGGCATGGTCATCATGCGGCCCGCCGGAGCCGCCTTTCCGGACACCAACAGCAAGATCGACGCTACGTACATTCAAACGGATGGCCAGCAAGGCAACGTCACGGCCGCATATGCGAGTGGGTCCATAAGCTTTGCGCTCCCGCCGGAGGCGCTTCCCTTGAAACCTGGCATGGTGTCTGGTTCCGTGGCGGGGTTCACGGGCAACGACCCCGCCACGCTCTACTTCAAAGATGATGGTGCAGGCAACATCGTCACGGCGTACGAGCTTGCGCCGAAGACCGAAGGCCTGAAGCTGTCCGACATCGGCAGTCCCGGCCTCCAACCGATCATTGCGGTGAATGCGGGTACGGTGGATTACACGACGGGGGCAGTAGTTATCCAGCCGGGAAGCATTGCCAAGCGGCAATTCGACATCAAGAGCCTTTACAAGGGCGACCTCGTGCTCGGCGAATGGGCGGTCACGACCGGGCTATCATCCTTCGTGCCGGCACCCATCGTGCAGTATCGCAGCCAGCGCAATAGCGCGGGCGAGGTCAGCTCCGAGGAATCCGCAACGTTTCCCGGGGTGAAAATCATCCTGACCCGGACCGTTGTCGATCCGATTCAGGCGGGCTCAGTCTGGTTCACATGGGGCGGTAAGACGTACATCGACCGCCAAGGAAAGATGTTCCGGGACCTGGATCCGACCACCGGGGCGGCGATCGAGGCTGGGACCATCGATTACCAGACGGGCACCGTCTCTCTGACCAACTACGGGACCAGCTCAGGCGGCTCGGTCTCGCTGAAATCGCTGGTAACCCGCTTCGGAGATATGCCGGTTTCGTACGCGGCCTTTCGCACACCAGGGTCGCCATTGCGCCCGGCTACATTCAGCCTGCAGGCCGTCCGTACCGACACCGGGGCGGTCATATCCGCAACGTCGAATGCCAACGGCGATATCACTGGCTCCTTTGTTGGCGGTACCGTCGAAAACGACTTCGGATTTGCCGAAGTTAAATTTGGCTACTACGTTCCTGCTGCCGGGAACGAAAACGAGCCCTGGTACGACCCCGCCAATGTCGTCGGTACCACCGTTTGGAAGCCGATCCTTGTCGACCCGACCACGATCCGGTTCAACTGCGTTGTCCAGACCACACTGCCATTGAATGCGGATGTACTGGGCATCGATCCCGTCCGCTTGCCACTGACGGGCCGCGTTCCGATTTTTCGCGACGGTGATGTGATCGTCATCCACGAGCGCAAAGCTGTGACGTGGCCGGCCTCGGTCTCAGCGGGCCAGGTGCTCAGTTTACCTGGCGCACCCTTCGGTCAGTTTGACCTTTTGGATTCTTCGGGTCAGGAAGTGCAACCGCAGTTCTACGCAATCGATATGGATACCGGTACTGTGACCATGAGTGGTAGCTTGGCGGGACTGGCCCAGCCGCTCAGCGCGACAGTGACGCTTGAAGACATGGTGCTGGTTTCGTCGGTCGACCTGTCTGGACGGCTCGCCCTAGCGGCACCATTGACGCGTAACTACAGCACCAACGCGCTCGTCTCTTCAGCGCTTCTCTTCGGCGACCTGCAGGCGAAGAACCCGATCTTCTTCAGTCAGGGTACGTGGCAAAACGCGTGGGCGGATGCCCTCTCCGGCAGCGGTACTACGGCCCAATACAACCGTACCCTGTATCCGCTTCAGCTGATCAACGCAGATGCCACCACTGAACGTTGGGCGCTGATCTTCACCGGGACCGCTGGTGGGAACATCGTGGGCGAGACGCTCGGCGTCATCGGTACCTTCGCCATCGGCCAAGACGCAGCGCCGGTGAATCCGCTGACGGGCAAGCCTTACTTCACCCTGAAGAAGGATGGGTGGGGAACCGGCTGGGGCGTCAACAACGTTTTGAGATTCAACACTATCGGCCCCAATGCGCCCATATGGATGGCTCGTACGGTGCTCCCTGGTGCGCAGGCAACACTGGAAGATAGCTTTCGCCTCCAGCTCCGTGGCGACGCGGACTGACGCATGGACAATATCTACTTCAATCTCGCCGTGGTCCATGGTGCATCAGTGCTGTTCCGGTTCGGGGACACCGTGGCAGGAAAACTTACGTCGCTCGTCAGCGAGCTGCGCATGCAGTGGTACAACAGCAGCAACGACCAGGCGAACACATCGATAGCGGCGGCAGCGGAGCTCTGGAACGGTCTTGGTATGCTGAAGCTACCGGGGAATATTTACGCACGCTTCCCGAGCATGGGACTTCCGCAGGGTGCAGCAGGCCGCACGTACGAAATTATCTTTCGTATCCCGGACGGGGCGCAGGGGATAGGCAGCCCGGTACAGTGGCAGACGCTTTTCTTTGGCGGCAACGACACCAGAGCAGGTCAGATCATCGCCTTCTATCCGGATCTTGCTCAGTCGGTCCAGGTGTCGCTATATGGCGATTTCTTCTCGTTCGACTTTGCCATCAATCGAGGCAAGTTCTACGTGCTGACTGTGACTGTGGATGCAGTCGGCAAATGCACGCTGTTCGTCGATGGGACGAAGATACAGAGTAAAAACTTCGCAGGAGCGCCTTCAACAGGCACCGCCCAAGCGTACTTCAACGTTCACGGAAGTACTGATTACGTAGGCCAGATCATCGATTACGTCGGCTTCGGGGTCTGGTGCCGCGTCAATACCGATGACGAGATCCTAGCTCGCCATCAAGCAGCGATGGCGAAGTGGAAAGTGGCGGGCGTAGCAGCCCTGGATACGGGCGCGAAGGCGTCGAAGGTGCTCGTTCGTGACTGGGCAACGCATCGCACCCTTGCCGATGCGACCCTCGCGTCGGACGGATCGTGGGGCGTGTACACGCCACAGGGGGACTTTGAAGTGGTCGCCCTCGGGCCCGCCGGTTATCGCCCCGTGTGCGACGGCCCGGTGACTGCTGTAGCCGTATGAGTACGTATTCGCCGCCCAGCGGATCTGCCGTTCAGCAGTCGCTGGGCAGTCAATACATTCCGCAGGCGGGCGACGCCGTCACCCAGCTTCTGGGCGACGGTGTCGCCGTAGCACGGACATTGAACGTTACGGTGAGGGCACCCAGTGGTACGGCAAGTCACCGGTCCGCGCGACGACTAAATACCGCGTGGAGTGGCGGGCGTCGCGGCGACCTTGCAAAACGGGCAGGGTGGGCGCGGCCGCCCACTGCCGATGTGGCGGGTCCGCAGAGTGGGTGGGCCCGCGTCGCCACGGCAGACGTGGCGCATGGTGATTCTTACTCGAGTTCTGAGCCCTTGGATCGTCGAGGAGACACGTCCTCCTGGAGCTCTCCGCCCCGAGCTGATGGGAGCTCATCGGCACCGTATGCCTCGGCCGCTGCAACGCCTGCACAGGTGATCCAGGCGACCTGGGACCCTATCGCGGTCACGGACGGCGCCAACGAGCTGGCCTGGGAGCGTGCGCTGCCACCAGGACTCATCTTCGATCCGCCAGCCACCATCATCGGGGGGCAACCGTTGGAGCCAGGATATGTGGCTCCTGGCGGCGGGGCGCTCCTGTCGACGATAGCGCCTGGGTATGTGTCGCCCGTGGGTGATCGCATCGGCAACGTCGAGGTCGAGGATCCGCCGGCTTATTTCGTATACCGGAAAGATCCGGTTCCTTGGCGGTCCGTCTGGGGGCGCGCAACGACTTTCGGGCCTCTCGAAATACTCCGCTGGGGGCATGGTCCGCAGCTGGGCCCGCGAGATCCACCCCCTGTCGAGGTTCCCAGCGGTCACACGACCGAACCCCCGCCTATCCCTCCGTCAGAGAAGGTTTACATCGTCATGAACGAAGTCGAGGTCGTGCTTTTGCCGGATCGGGTGCCCATTGAGGTCAACTCCGTCGATTTGGAGGCGTCCGTAGACTCTTGGTGCTGGTCGTTGCGCATGGAACTCGCCGACCCTGCTCAGTTGGCGCTGCTGAAGCCTACGGCAGCGGGCCCGAAAGTCGTGCAAGTCACCCTGAATGGGTACCCGTGGACAGCGGTCATCGAAGGCAGGGATTCGGCGCGCGAGCACGCCTCTACAGGGGGCCGAAGCGCTACCGTGTCCGGTCGAAGCCAGACTGCGCTCCTGTCGGACACTTACACGGCGAGGCGTTCCTTGGCGATCGGCGATACCCGGACGGCCCAGCAGCTCGCTCTGGACGAGATCACGGAGCGGTCGTTGCCATTTGCCATCGACTGGCAAGGCCTAGACTGGATCGTACCGAGCGGCGTGTGGTCGTACCAAGACCTGGCTCCGATTGACGCCATCTCTCAGATTGCGGCATCCCGCGGCGCGGTGGTTCAGTCAGCTGCTGGAGACGCCACCCTGGTCATCCGCGCGAGGTACCCGACTAGTCCTTGGACATGGTCAGCGGACACCGCTGACATCGCCTTGCCCCTGGAGTGGGCCACCTCCGAATCCGCGCAGCAGCAGAGCAAGCCGCTGTATGACGCCGTTTTCGTTATAGGCCAGCAGCAGGGCGTACTTGCGCGCGTGACCCGCGAGGGTTCGGCGGGCGAGACCTACGCGCCTCAGGTTGTCGACGGGCTCACGGTAGGGGCGGATGTGGCTACCGAGCGTGGTCGCAACATTCTGAGCGATCGAGGCATGCAGGATCTGGTGAGTCTGGAGATTCCCCTTTTCCCGGCGGGCTCGCTGACCGGCGGCCAGACCGGCCTTTATTCGCCACTGATGCTGGTCGATGTCGTCGACCCGGACGATCGCTATCAAGCCTTATCCGTCGCGGTGTCCATCTCGGCTCGGCGAAGCGGCAGCGCCGATGCGGCGCTCGAAATTTGGCAGACGGTTTCCCTTGAGAGGCACCTTTCCGATGCAAATTGATGTCTGGAAACAGTTCGCCGGCTTGCTACCCTCGCAGACCGTAATCGTCGGTACCGTCGTGGCGCTCAATGGTGATGGCACGAGCACCGTGCAGACGCCAGAGGGCGGAATCATTCGGGCGCAGGGCGCTATTGTGGGGGCTCCTGGAAAGGTCTACGTCCAAGCTGGGCGCGTGGTCGGTCCCGCGCCAGATTTGCCGGTTTATGACCTGACCGTTTGATGTAGGTGAGTGCAAGTTTTCCGGGACAATTTGCACTACGCGGCGGCCACTCTTGGCTCATGGCAACCACATCCCGTCGCGCTGACAATTTCCCCGTGTGCCTTGCGCTCACGCTGGTTTATGAGGGTGAGTGGAGCAACCACCCCCTCGACCCCGGTAAGGCTACGATGCGTGGCGTCACGCAGTCGGTTTACGACGAATATCGGGCGATGCAAGGCCAGACTGGGCAGTCTGTGCGTTACATCCGCGATGACGAACTTGTCGATATCTATCGATGGCGGTACTGGGATGCGGTGCGCGCGGGCTCACTTCCGCTCGGTGCGGACTATGCCGTCTTCGATTTCGCCGTGAATAGCGGCGTTCGCCGTGCTGCGTTCGCGTTGCAGAAGGTGCTGGGGATCGTTCAGGACGGCGCGGTAGGACCGCTGACCATCTCTGCGGCAGCTGGCTTCGCTCGCGAAAAGGGCAATGCGGTTTTGAGTGATGCGATCTGCGCCGAGCGTGGCCGGTTCCTCCGCGGCCTCAAGACCTATGGCACCTTCGGCCGCGGCTGGGAAATGCGCGTCTTCGGTTCGACGCCGGGTAGCCAGGTGAACGATACGGGTGTCGCCGACCGCGCACTGCGCATGATTGCCGGTACCGTCGCCACCATACCGGCAGCGCCGTTGGTCACGCCCAAGACGTTCGCGGCGGCCGCATGACCATGGACGACCAGCTGATCCAGAGAGCGCTAGAGCGAGAGGACGAAGCCATGGAGCTTGCAGGCCGCCATGTGGGCGGATTTGAGCCGTTAAGCAAGCTTCCCGTCGAGGTTCCGCTGCGGCTGATCAGCGACTACCGGCAACTTCTTTCCTCACGCAAGCTGAGTCGTGATGAGATGTCCGTGGTGGTTCAGCGGGACTTGAAACGTGCCACCGAAAAGCTTCGCGGTATGACCTTAAACATGGACCACCTAAACTCCGTGCGCCTCAGCGTCTTGCTGCACGTCGCGGTGCTCGTCGGTGTTGAGAAACTCGCCAACATGGCGGAGCTTTGGAAGGCCCTGCGCGAGAAACGGTTCGAGGACGCCGCCGACGCGCTATTGCTCAGTGAGTGGCCGCTCGTGGTGGCGGGCGACCCCACTACAGACGACAAGCGGCGCGTGATCGAGCTTCACCGGATGATGCGCGGCGGGTTGGTACCCACCACATTTTCCGCGACCAGGCCGCACTGATGCGGCGGGGTACGTTTGTTCACTACCTCGGCCTCGTGATCATCATCTGCGCCTTCTATCTGGACGCGCGCACGGTCGAGAAGATCCTTTCTACACCGGACTTCAAGATTGCCGAGAGCACGCTCCTGGGAACGATTCTTGGGGTGTGCAACAGCGCCGCATTTGGCGTGGTGGTCAGCTTCTACTTCGGGCGGTCCAGCGACAGCGATCGCAAGACCGAGCTTCTTGCAAGCGCGACGCCTGCGCCGCTGCCCAATGCCGCCGGAACGGGGGGGAACACCGATGGAGGCGACCATGGCGCGTGAGCGTGGTGGACGGCGACTGCAAGATCGCCTGGGGACAGCGGCGCCGGGATACGTGCTCGCTCTGCTGGGCGCTACCGGCGCCGGCGGAGGCTATGTGGTCCGATCCGCCACGGCGGCCGTCGACCAGGTCGGTGTTACGCAGCGCGAGGCGGATAAGGCAATGGTTCAGCGCAACCGGTACGAGGATCTCCTCGAGCGGTGCATAGACCATCGGATCAACGACCTCGACAAGAGAAAGCCATGACCACGGTGAAATCGGTCGCATTCGGCGTGCTGCTTGCCAGCCTTCTCACCCTGTGCGGCTACGTCGGCATCCAGCGCTATGGGGCCGCGCAGTACGCGGCGGGTCGCGCGGATCTCCTAGCAGCGCAGCAGTCTGCGGCGGCGCGCCTGCAGGCGGAGGCGGCCGAGCGCGCAGCCCGGGCGGCAAAAGCGGCAGGTCAGGCAATGCAGGCCGGTGCTGTCGCCGTCGCGGCTTCGAACGACGCCCAGCAGCGCGACGTCACTGTCATCACGAGGTATATCCATGATTCGCCGTCTCCTGTTGTCTGCGCTATGCGCGACGATGATCCCGTCCTGCAAGACCTCCGTGCCGCTGCGACCCGAGCCGACGCCTCCGCCGACGATCTCGTGCGAGGAAAGAGCCCCAAGGGAGAAAATCCCGCCCCTCTTCCACAGCCTGGACGAAGCCAAGGTATGGGCGAGAACGATGATGGGCATCTACGAGCGGGCGAACCTTAAGTCCCAGACCACGGCCGATTGCCTCGACGCTTACCGGGCGGCCGGTCAGATCAGGTAGCACAGACGCGGCCCTCACGCCGGCGACGTATGCTGCACAAATGTGCGGACGCTACGCCACCTTCGGACCTGTCTCCCTGAGCCGCGAGGCCAAGGACATGCTCGATCAGCTCGAGGTCGACATCGTCAGCGAGATCAACCAGCGGGACGACCAGTTCAACATCGCGCCAACGCAGAAGGCGCTGATCATGGCCAGCGGCGAACACGGCTACGCCATCAAGCCGTACCAGTGGGGCCTGATCCCGTCCTGA